GGTGTAGAATCACTTGCAGTCACATACGTTAAATTTGTTGTGAATCCTAATGTGGCAAGCGTATTTCCACCGTTTATATCGTTTATATAAATGGCGCCACCAAAATTATGTGTTATTACAAGGTTACCAGATGAATTCACACTTGCTGTAACTAAAACTTTGCTGCCTTGTACAATATTGCTTGCGCTTATAGCAGCAGCAACTCCAGCAACAGTATTATTAGGTGAACTAGGTACTGTAACAGTATAAACTGAAGTTAATGTACTTGATCCAACTTGCGTAGCAAAAATTGTGAACTGCTGCCCTGCAGTTAATGTAGGATTAGAAGCAGCACCAGTGACAATAGTTGGACCAGTTGTACCTCTAATGTAAGTCCTGAACTGAACAGTTCCATCTTTTTCTGGGTTGTATTGAGTATATAGTGTACCTCTAGCAATATTTAATCCGCCATTAGTTGGATCTAAACCATAAAGAGCAGAAGAGTTACCGGAATACAATAGATTAGGAATTAAATCCCAAGTATTTGTAATTGAATTGCGACGATAACTTGATAAATTAGCTCCAAAATTATAGTTTGTAGTCTTAACCCATATACTACCAGTTGGTCTTGGTTGAGCATAAATTGATTTCCACTGTGGAACACTAGTATGAGGACTAAATTGTACTACAGGGCCATATTGTGTTCCTGCGGTTATACCAAGTTTAACAAGCGCATCGCCTGAAACGTTTTGAATTGACACTGCTCCATCAACATTAGTACCATTACTCATTGAAGCTGGTGTAACAAACAAAGTAAACTTGTTTCCGACCATTGCTGCGTGTAAACCTGTAATGCCTGCACCACCATTCTGTGCATTGATTTGAGCAACAAGAGCACTGTCAGTTGTACTGCCTAAAGTTATTGTTGTATTATTAATCTTAATTACTGATCCAGGTGTAAGATTGCTTACATTTTGGAAATTTGCAGTAACAGCAGGAGCACTTGTACTTGCCCAATTAGTACTACCAACTAATACCCATGTGTTCAAATAATTCTTATAATAGCAAGGATTATAAGTTGTAGTACCTACTATTACATAATCACCTATATTACCAAAACTGTTTAAAGGAACGTTGTATTGATCGGTTTGAGCTGAATTATAAATGAAATTTGGAGTTATTGTGCTGAATGCTTGAGCAACAGAATCCCACGCAAATAATCCCCAGCTTGTTGTTGCAGAATTAAGCCATAATGTGCCGCCAGCGGCTGGTGCGTAAGGTCGAACAGAGGTCTGTTGTAGTTGGTTTAAATCAATATCTGCTCTTACAATGTAAGCACTGCTGATAATATCTAGTACATTGTATGCTGCATGTAGTCCATATTCTGCAAGCTCACTACCAAAAATTCTATTTCCACTTGCGTCAGTTGGAAAAGTAGGCATGCCAAATAAACTAACAAGTTCTCTTTGACTGCCTACTGTGTATATCTGACCAATATTAGCCGCAGTTGTTGCAGGTGCAATAGTACCAGCAGGAGTTAACTTGTCTTGTGCTGTTGCCAGCAATATAAAAGGCACTGTACCTACAGCAGTAGGAGCATAGTTGCTCTCATCTATTACTGTAACTTGTACGCCTGGTGAAATCAAACTGTTTGCCATGATTAACATATCCTTTAGTAGGTTAGTAATATTTAGCGGATACGCTTAAAACCAGGGTGTTAAACCAAGTTCTATTGGGATATAATACTGGCTACTGTTTGTTTTAAATCCCCTAATGTTTTGTTATTTCTTATAATATGATTGCGTTTTGTCAGTCGCCAGTCCCATTCGCTAGCATGAACATTGGGATAATACAATTGCATATGTCGTTTTAGATCATCATAGTTTTCAAATTTAATGCTATACCAATCTGGTAAAGGGGTACGTTGTACTTCCCATATTTCTCCGTGTTGGCTTAAAATAACATCAACTTCGTTACAAAATCTAACATCACTGATTACATAATTTTTGCTAGTATCATTTAATTTCTTCATAAGACTATGAACCCAGATGTTTTTATGAAAATGATCACGTAGTACATCAGTACCAATTTGTTGCAAGACCCAACGAGGTGTAACTGGATGTCCCAATACATTAGACCAGTATTCGTCTACTTGTTCTCGCCATGCACGGCTTTCCTCAGTATCCCCTTGCAGGAGAGATCTATCCCAACCAAATATAGCTGCCACAGCGTCTTTAAGACTGTCTGCAAATGATACTTTAATGAATCCATAATCTTCTACTAGAATGTTGGCAATAGTGCTCTTGCCCGAATTGATAAGTCCGATGATTCCTACTATCATAATGACATTGTACACTAAAGATCTTGATTAGCCAATAACAAACCATGCTGGAGTTTCGCCAGTCATGTAACTTGTAATTTCTATTTCAAGCTTGTCAATCATAGCTTGACTATCTTGTAACAGCTGAGTACCGTTCAGTTGCGTGCCACCTTGTGGCCCTGGTATAGAACTAAACTTACTTCTTGCTTGGCCTAAAGTTCTCATGCAAAGTGCAAGTGTATAATCTCTTATCCAAGGTTGAGTATATGTGTCACTGATAATAGTTAAATCAGGCTTATAATTTTCTGTCCAAACTAGAATTGTTTCTTTGTCTGCCCTAGGGCGACGCATTATTGTTAACTGCTTAGTCACATTATTAAATGTGAAGTTTAAAAAGCCACCAAACATCTTTGCAGCTTCTTTAAGGAACATACTATAAAAAGCATATGTAGCTAATCCACCAACACGTCCGCTTTGGATCATATAGAAGTTTACAAAGCCAGCTTCAAATGGTTCATACTGACTACTTGTTCCACTGTTAGCACCAATGTTTCGTTTGAAAACATTTCTAACTGATACAACTTCTTTAGGCAAAGTATATGTGTTAGTATCTTGTTGTAGTTCGAGAAAACTATAACTTTCTTCAACGCTATTGCTACTACGTTGTCTATATCGTAGTAAAGCTTGATTTAAAGCCATTTCATAATGTACAGGATCTAATTCAATATCGATCATGCCATCGCCTAAAGTATAGCGTACATAATCAAATATTTCAGTTTTTGCTTCGGCTAGTGTTGTCATTTTAATTATTTATTATTAAGACAGCACTAGCCGAACTGATTCATTTTATTGCTTTTAACAAAACAGTATCAGCATTTAATCTTCCGTTGAGTTGCACACTTACTGCCTTAATATCTTCAATAAAGCTACGTAGTGCAACTTTTCCGCTGCTAGCAAACTGCTTCAATTGTTCAGGAGGCTTACGCAAAGTTTTTGCAATCGATTTCTTTTCATCGAATCCAACTAAACTGCTACCTTTGATACCCAATTGTCCTGCGTCATCAGCAGCAACATATTTGCCCAGTTTTCGTGTTTTAGTGTTATAGATCCATAGGGTATTTGCACCTAGAATTTCAACAGGATTAACACTTACAATGTTAAGTTTGGTATCTTGAGTACAATACTTGATTTTCTTTACCAACTTCTCCTTGCTAGGTGTCTTTTTTGCACGGGCTTTGCGTACCGCCTTTTTAACTGCACCATATGTTTCCAAGGCACTAGTTAGTTTTTCATAAAAGTCAGCACGTCGCGCATAACTTTCTTTGGTGATATGAGCATAACCTTCTACCAACTGACTTTCCATGTCAGTTGGATTCTTTTTCTTTCGAAGTTTAATTGCTTCTTCCAGTTCCTCCATTTGTGGAGTAAAATAATCAGCAATTTGATTTACAAATACCTGTGGCATAGCGTAGGAACGCATCCATGAAACCATGTCAGGCAGCGTCTTACCTTCTCTTGCAAGGTCATACCAAGATTCAATTTCGCATATAACTTCGCTGAATTTTTCACGCATACGATCCTGGATCGACAACTTTACAATTTTAGATTCGGGTACTTTTTGAGACTGTCTCTGTCGACCCATTTCTAAAATTTCGTTGATACGTTTAGTCAAAAAATCATTACTTGCTTCACGCAAAGGCGCACCATTGAGCACCATCTTACAAATTGCAGCAGCGGTAATACCTGTTCGCCAATCTTCTACTTCGTTGAATGCCGCAACATCATCTTTAGACCATTTAAGCATCTGTGTGCCATATTGGCGCACATATTTGATTAAGTCTCCAACAACATAATGATAGTTGTAATAATAGAGGCCACGCTGCCATTCTCTATGAATTTTTTCGTCTGTCCAATTTTCACAGCCGGTCCAAATTGGTTCAGGACCTGTGTACTTTTCATCCATAATACGAGGAGTGCGAATAGCTGTTTTCTTTTTAGGTGCGGCTCTAATGATTGATTTCTTAGCCATGTGTAATCTCCTGTGCTATCAGCATACAGCCTATATAGCAGTTGTCAATCTTTACCGTAGCACCAGTCGTCCACAGCCTCATAGCTACCACGCATCTCAGCAGGCAGCTTGTCCTTGATCCAACGGTTGATCTCATCCAAGCAATGTCGATTCTCGACATCAGCAGCCCATTTAGCAGCTTCCATGCTACCTGCTAAAATAGCACGACCAAAACTGCCTGGACTGTAGCGATTGTAGACATAGCGAAGCAATGCGCCTTGCGTGTGTTTAGGAATAACATAGCCTTCAAAGTTGAGATCACTCAATGCCAGATAAGTCTGTGTCTCGCTCTTGCTCATATTTGGCTCCTCAGTTGCTATGATGTATAGTAGCACAGGACGCGGATGCGTCAACCAAAATTTTAACCCAAAGTACCCAGATTTTTGTAACAATTTCAGTTACAAATCAGGGGTTGACAGGGCCCAAATTGGCTATATAATCACTGTATGTTACAGAGAAAGGGGCCAAAAATGACCAAAAATCCATACGCAAAAGCACTCGCTAACCCCTTGTTTCGCAAGAGGATTGTGCGGGCTCGCAAGGGCAAAGGCGCTTATTCGCGCAAAGATAAGCAACCAAAAAACGGTTGACAGTTCCCAGTTCGAGTTTATTATAACAGTATAAACAACGGAGAGGCACTATGCAAAATTCCAAATTTGAGCAATATGTACTCGACATTGTGCGTCTTGTTAATGACCCTAGTGCTAGCTTCTTCAGCGGTACACTGTTCGTTCAGTGCTCTGAGGACACTGCTCGCGCTGTCTTCCACAAGCTCACAGCTTGGCTGGGTCTCGGTGCTGTAGTCGTTAGCAAGGTCGGCGACGAATACGCTTACGACTTTGTTTAATGAGGGCTATGCCATGTGGACAGTGACTTACACCTACTACCAAAAGTATCAGCACGAAAAGCAATTCGCTACCGAAGCCAGCGCCCGCAAGTTCTTTTGGTTCATCCAAAAGAAGCAGGGTGTTACTCGAACTGAGATGAGGTTTGCATAATGGACAATATCCAAATACTTTACGCTTCATGGTGTAACGAAAAAGGCCATGACAAGATATGGGGCTACTTTTGTTTTAGCGAAATTGCCAATCCTATACTTTCTGGAGGCAAGCCCGTGTTTGTTTTTTGGGGTGCAAGGGGGAAAGCCTTGCAACTTAAAGAACACGCAATGAGCGATGACTTGCTGTCACTTAAACGCAGTAAGACACGCAAAGGCTATGAGACAGTTAATACAAACTACTTCTTAGAACTTTGTCCAAACTTCTTCAAAGAGGTTGACAACAAGCTAACTTTTGCTATATTAGCAGGTAACAAATATCGAGCAGCAGAATAGGAGACTGCCGTGGGTGGTTATGACCGTTATGATCCAGTGGAAGTAAGTGAGCTGAAAGGGCATGCCTTTAGTCGCATTGATGTGACCGATGATTCTGTTGAATTCTTTGGCATGCAAGGACAGCCTTTGTTCATAATGCGTCATGAGCAGGACTGTTGTGAATCTGTTTACCTTGCTGAAGTTATCGGTGATTGGGATGACTTAATTGGTACACCTATCTTCCTTGCAGAGGAGGTTAGCAATCACTGTGTTCCTAGAGCTAATAAGAGCGAGGATGATGAGGACTATTGGCAAGTGCCTGACAGCGAGACTTGGACTTTCTACAAGTTCAGTACGATCAAAGGCAGCGTGACCTTGCGCTGGTATGGTTCCAGCAACGGCTACTACAGCGAAAGTGTCAGTATCCTCGCTTGGGCTGAGGAAGATTACTAAATGAACGTATGAGCTCATTTTACGAAACACAATGGAGAACAATAGGTAAAATTATCAGTTGGAGAATTATCTTGACTGCTGTTAATTTTACCTATACATATGTAGTTACTGGAGATTGGCGTGCAGGATTAGCAGTAGCAGGTCTTGCTGCTGTATTCAACACCGTTATCTACTGGTCACACGAAAGACTATGGAATTTTATTTCGTGGGGGAAGAAAATAGCAGTTGACACAAAAAAGAATAAGTAGTATAAATATAAAACACTAAGGAATACAGAGTTCAACAATGATGCATACGAAACAGAAAAGCACCTTTATTAATCGCTGGTATGAAAATACCGGGAGGGTTTACGACTGACTAATGGTTAACATCATTGGAAGTTTTAAACCCTGGAATAGAAGTACTCCAGGGTTTTTGTTTGACAGGATGCGCTTCCCTTGGCATAAGAAGCGTCTTAGACTGGTACGTGGCCATGAATTTGGCGTACAAGTGGTTTCCAGCTAGGTATGTTAAAATGAAGATTGTTTCTTCACAAGTGTATCACTACAGTAAGCGCGATTGCTGTAGGTCGTTCGTCTAGGAGCCTAGGACATCATCGCGTTGAGACATGGGTGCAATTCCCATACGGCACGATACACTTTTGAAGAAACAATTAGCAGCGGGAACACCTGGGCAGTCTGACGTGACGAACGTATAGCAACGCAGCCCGCTGTTTTAAAGTTTGGACCCTTAGC